TCAAACTCTATCAGCATCTCAATAAAATGCATCGCCTTCTTTAAATCCTCCAGACCGTTCTTATTCCTATGCCGACAAAGGTACTTGATTGCAGTAGCCTCTAAGTACGGAATGTTATTGTAATAGCAAAACTCTGCTGGCTGTATTGCAAAGCCCTTGTAGTGATTGCCACCGTGTTGGATGTCTAGTACGCTCATTACCAGTCACTCGCTGACATTGTTGATCCGCTTACGTGGTTCTTAGGTGATTTCATGTTAGCCCTATCTATTGCACGTTGATTCATATATAAGCTACTTAATTTCCTGTCATCAAAATTAATTACCCTAGCACCTTCTATCGTTGGTGTATTTTCGCTAACTTTAGTTTTGTATTTCTTAGGTGACACATACTCTAATGCATCCTCGTAGCTCATTAGCTTAGTAGTGACAAAGCTGTAGTACTTACGTGTTCCGGTGTCGGTAACAACAATGCTTTTCATAAAGCCTCTAGCCATTAAACTCTTAATCGTGTTGGATGCAGTATTCTTATCGGCATCTAATTGTTGCTTCATGTCTGTTAGAGTCTTAGGTAGTACGCAAAATTCTAGGTAGACGTTATATCTAGCAACCATCTCTTTTGCCAACCTGTCTAGCTTTGCTTCTTGTTGTGCGTATGCTTCTGCTATTCTTTTATCTCTATATGCTTGCTCTGCTGCCTTGGCTTCTTCTTGGGTCTGATAATTACCTATGTGGATAATCTGACATTCTGAATCCCTAGCTGTTACTACCCAAGCATCTACCTTCTTACGAAAGACAATCATAATAAACCTTTCTCAATTAATCTTAACTGCGTTTCAATTACACCCTCTAGGTGCGATAACTTTAATTCATCTTTAGTGTGGTTAGTTCTTACTCTGCCATCTATAGCATCATGGCATCCAGAGCAACAATACGCACCGTGTAGGTCGTTTACTTTCTGACCAGTACCGTGTCCATACCTAATGCCACTTAAATGCGCTAAAACGGTTGTTTCTGGATTGCCGTTGCAGTAGCCAATAATTCTGACCGTGCAGTTCTCGCCTTTAGCTGATTGTGTGATTTTACTCATTAAATACAAATCCAATCGTGCCAGCCCATATTTCAACATGACGTTGATAGTCTGCCATATCTGCTGTAGATAGTTTGGTCGTACTTTTAATGACTTCAATTGTTTCGCCATTGACTACAGACTGGCTGCGTAAAAACTTCCAGCCCATCAGTTCATGTACTTTGTCTGGTGATTCGCCAATATACTCGCCAATCGCACCATACAGTTTCCATAGTCTAGCGTTTTGTTCTAAATTACGTGTGTGTGACTTGATTGTTACGTTAGCCACATATCCTTGTGATAAATCTAATGCCTTAATCTTTTCAAACAAGTAAGGCAAGTTACTGCTGCTGATATTAAAGTTCTTAACTTCCATCTTTAAACATATCCTTTATCTTTCTGCGTGACTCTTGAGATGTAGCCACTTTCACCGTTTCTATTTCGTCTTGCTTTATTTCACCAGTTATTACCCTAGTGCCATCTGTTGCACGAAACTTACCAGTAAATCCAGCAGCCTTCATGCGTTTAATAAACTCATTGCAGCTTATCTCAGTCACTAAACACAGCCTTAACTAAAATGTCCATGTAAGCAGGAATTGTAAACTTGCCGGATTCGTACTTAGCAATGCTATCCCTAGTCTTAAACAACTTAGTGCCAAACTCTTTCTGTGATAAACCTGTTTTGCTGCGTAGTTCTTTTAACTCTGTGTGTGTCATATATAACCCTATCTGTCGTTGATGATTTATTATATATCACGCTGTATAAAATATGCAACAACTATTCAAATAACCTTTCTTGTGCTGTTTCCTGCTTAATTCGTTTACAAGCTGCATTAAAATAATCAGTATCTAATTCGCAACCAACCATTTCAAACCCAAGGTTGTTGCAAGCAATAGCGTGTGAACCAGAACCTAAATGTGTGTCCAATATCTTATCGCCTTTGTTTGCGTAATTAGTAAGTAACCATTCGTAAAGTTTTACTGGCTTTTGTGTTGGATGTATTCTTTCAATGTCAGCATTTTGTGGTCTTTGATAATAAGTTTTAGCTGATTTATCAAAATTTGTCCAAGCATATTCACAACTTGCAAAACTTACTGTTTCTGGTTGTTGTTTATCCCAAATTAAAAAACACCTTGTTGGTGGCATATTAAAATAGTTTGCACCCCAAATAATTTGATTTTTACTAATTCTAAATAATTCATCAAAATATTCTTGTTTAGGAGTTTCACTATCCCATTTTTTATCTTTACCGCCATAATGACCTAAACGACCACTTGAATTAATATCAATTCCATAAGGCGGGTCAACAATAGCCAAATCAAAAGCATTATCAGGCAATGATTTCATATATTCCATGCAATCAACATTGTGTAGCGTTGCTTTACCTATCGTTATCATTTTTAATCCTTTGTTTAGCTGCTTCTAATGTGTCGTAGTAGCCTAAGTTTTTATTGCGATGACTAAGACCATACTTTATGCCGTTAGGTGAAAAGTATTTGGCTATAGTCCATGCACCAGAGCTAATATGGTATTTATCTTGTTCATTCCATTTCATATAATTTTAATTAAACTCTTTTCCGTAATTAAATAATTTATCTTTTGGCACTAAAAATGCTTTCTTTTTAACCGTGTCACCGTTACCAACAAACTCAACAAAATGTAACTTTAATAAAAATATGCATTTGATTATGTCTTTTGGTGTTATAGAAATAAATTTGTCACCATCATAAAATACCCAGTAGTCTGCTGTAGTAGAAAGCAATCCAGATGGCTTATCGTACATCTCAATTTCAATAACAATGTTTCCTGTTTGTTTGCTTTTTTCATCAAATTTAACTTCAATAGATTTATGCAGCTCTGGAATCCAAATGTCATATCCTTTAAATTTATTTACTAATGTTGTTGATGGATATTTTTTTAATAATATTTTTACAAGTTTTTGTTCTATTGCAATACCAACTTCTAAATCCTCTTTAAACGTGTTCATAGTTTTCACCTAGAACTTCTCTTGCAGCCGAAACTGAAGTTTCTGGGAAGTTCTGTGGATTTTTTAATATTCGTTTAGCCCATGCATGGTAGTCTGTTTTTGGTTTTAATCGCTCATGTACATACAAAGCCAGCTTATCAGCATGAGCCTTATTGCTTTCATGGTCTACTGGTGCAGGTAGCGCCTTAAAGTCTTGTATGTTACTTGTTACGCAATGCTTTAAAAACTCATCGCAATTAGGTGCATATTGGTATTTAGCTTCTAATCCAGCTTTAATACGCTCTGCACTAATGCCGGCAAGTTCTGATGACCAAGTAGCCTTTGCGTTTGCAATACCAACATCTTCACCAGCTTCGTTCACTTGACCAATCTTAAACTTATCAAAAAAGTTATTACCAAAACGACCATGTAGTCGCATGAAAATACGTTCAACCCATTCTGCTGGCAAATTAAAATTCTGCATGATTATCTCCAACTAATTTTATGTGAGCTGTTTGCTCTGCAATGTACTGTGGTTTAAATACAGAAAGAGCTGCATTTAATGTTGATGCTTGCTTATCTTGCTTTAACCAAGAAGCCTCAAATCCTGTCCATCCTCTTTCGCAGCAAATAGTAATTGCCTTGTCTGGTGTAATACCTGCTAATGCTGCTTGCTTACATATTGCGTTAAACATACGCTCAGTTAATGGTGCTGCTCTTTTACTTTTTCTGATAGCTTGATACTCAGTAAATAATTCCGTAGGAATTGGTGGTATGTATTTAGTTACTGGTTTATGTTTAGTGGTTATTGTTTCTTGTTTAGCATTAGCCTTTGATACACCCCCTGATAGCCCCCCTATGACCTCGCTATCACCATCCTTTGACCACCTCTTAGCAGCCCCACGTTTACCAGCTTCACTAAATGCTTGGTATTGTTCAATTTCTTTATTAGCACGATGATTTATCCAGCCATCATCAGTCAGAATAAAAAACTCTGTCAATACGCTTTCAACGTCAGACAAATACTCTTTGTTTAAGCAAAGTAGTCTAGTAATTTTTATTAAATCATTTTGTATTGGTTGCTCATGTAGGTAATAAAAGTCTAATAACCTACGGTAGCAAATATCCTCGGTAGGCGATAAATGCTTTGTGTGGCTCTGATAGTCACCAATGTTAAATTGGTAGTAATGCATTTGGTTTCTCCAAAAAAAAACCTTAGACAACACTCTCATCTTTTTTAGGGATGTTGACGGACTGGCAGGTACCAGCAGAGTGTTGACTAAGGCTTACCTGTTTTTCACCGTCAAGTGATAGTGCTACTCTAAACTAATCTTTCCTTTCTTGCAAGTATTTTGTAATTGCGTCTTTTGCTTCATCAAATCCATAGCAGACAACAGCTAGGTAGTTCATTGAACTAGCTGCTTCCATAAACTCTTTCTGGCTGCTGGACACCTTACCTTTAGCACTTTTTAATTCAATAAACATTCCGTGATAACAGGATGTAGGACACATTAAAAAAATGTCAGCAATCCCAGCAACTAGTCCTTCTGATTTCATATAACTAGCCTGTGCATAACTTCGCTTTGCAGCATTTGGAATTGCAAACATAAGTAGCTTAGGATGTTGAAGTTTGAACCACTTAAATAACAATGATTGTATTTGATGCTCAGTCATAACAATTATCCAAAATTAACAAAATTACCATGCAGTTTAATTGCCGCCTCTTTATATGCCTTGACTGCGGAATTCATTGTATTAAAACTTCCAAGCCATAATCTTTTTTTATTTACTTGAATTTTTGCAGTCCATTTTCCTTGACCTTTATGAAACGAAATTCCTTTAAATGGAGATGCACTATTTTTAAAATGTTTTCTATTTAGCATATTTTCAGAAGCAGTAGCTTCTCTTAAATTTTTTATGCTGTTATCTGATTTAATACCATTTAAATGGTCGGTTTGCTCTTTTGGAAATACGCCATAAACATAAAGCCACGCTAACCTATGAGCCTTGTATGTCTTTCCATTTACTTTAATTGCAATATAACCTTTTTTTTCAACAGTTCCAGCAGTTTCTCTAATTCCCTGTCTTTTTATCTTCCAAGTAAAAATGCCAGTATCTTGGTCGTAATGCAATATATCTTTTAATTCAGATTGTGTAATCATGATGTGTCCTTATTCAACTGTGAGTGAGTGTGTCGGCAATCAGGTGGAATAAGCACCTTCAACTTACCTGCTCTCCAGCAACCGACAAGTAATTATACCGTAAAATTAAATAGATTAAATTATTTTCATTATTTGTAGAAATAATCCTTGCATTGCTAATTATTGTATGCCATTATTACACATCGCAGCAAGTTATGCGATTAACTTAATAGAAACTGTGGAGATAAAAATGACAACATTAAATATTTTAGAAGAAAACATTTGGGCTGCATATAAAAACCATAAATTTTGGTGTCAGCGTCATTCTGAATATCCAATGGATAGAAATTCATTCTTTGGTGATTATGAAATTAAAGCATTAGATTTGCATAATAAAGGTTTAGATATTTCTGACCAATCATTGTTAGACCCACTTCATGGTTACAATGGTGAAATTGATTATGAATACATGAAAAAAAGTGGTTACAATGTATAAATAATACTTGCATTATTAATTTAGATGTGCGAATATTACACATCGCAGCAATAAAGCGATTAACTTAATAGAAACGGTGAGGAGAAATAAAATGGACTATAACGCAGATTGGTACCCAGCTTGTACACTTGACCCAGACTGGCAAGACCGTGGCAATCATAATGACAATACAGAAGAGCGTATTTATGACCACATCACAGAAACACTTCAATCATCAGCAGACGATGTATTTTCAATCGTATTAGATTACGCTGACCAGCAAGCTATTGCACAGACTCTCAAAGCAATGGTTATTGCATACGACAATTCATTAAACGCAGGTAGAAAAGTAGACCGTGAGCAAAGCGCACAAGATTTTGTTGTGTTTGCCAAGTCGTTTGCTAGCGTATGTATGTCTGCTATTCAAAGCGAGGCTGAAAAAAATGCTTGATTACAAAAACCACAAACCTAAGACAGACCTTACACCAGTTATAGAAAGCATTTGCTTTGTTGGTGCAATGTTATTGTTAGCGTTTTTTTATTTATTGATTGGAGCATAAGATGTCAGTTATTGGTGAAGTAGAATATAAACAGCATATTGCTGACCTGCAAGCACAGTTTACAGAATTTCTGTATGACAATTACAGTATAGGTAATGGCGAACAGCTTATACATATACTTGAGCAGGGTGATGCACTTGAGGCTTTCTTAGACCTTAAAGGCTTACCAGAAGACACAGAGATTGAAATTTAAGGAGAATGATATGTCAGTTTACAAAAAATTAAACAATGCACGACTAGAGTTACAAAATACTAAACTAAGCAAGTCCGGTCACAACAAGTTTGCCGGATACAAATACTTTGAGCTTGGTGATTTCTTGCCAACCATCAACAACATATTTAGCAATGCTGGTTTATGTGGTGTGGTTAGCTTTACGTCAGACCTAGCAACATTGACCATTACAGACGTTGATGACAACTCACAGATAGTTATTAGTAGCCCTATGGGTAGCGCAGCGTTAAAGGGCTGCCATGAGGTGCAAAACATAGGTGCGGTAGAAACCTTCATGCTGAAGCCAAGGTAACGTGGGATGCACTTGATAATGAGCAGAAGTCTGTAATGTGGGGCTTGTTAGATAGCAAGACTAGGTCATCATACAAAAAATATTCTAGTACAAACAAATAGGAGATAGTCATGAATAAAATTTTAATAGCTTTGGTATTACTAGTAGTATCAGCAACAGCATACGCAGCCTGTACAACTCATACAGTTATGTCTGGAGGTAGAACGGTAATTTGTACTACTTGTTGCGATAGCCGTGGAAACTGCAATACTACTTGTTTTTAAGGTGGATATTATGATTATCAAGTCACTATATGGCTTAACACCACCCAGCCAAAAAGAGGTGGCAGACCGTGATGCTAAAATAGCGCAAGCTATAAAACAAATGGGTCACAAGTATAGGCTTTCAAAACCAATGCCGAGGATAAGATAATGAAACACAAATGGCACAAAGAAATTAAAGCATGGGCTAATGGCGCAGAAATTCAATTTTTAGATGGATTTGTATGGCTTGATGCTGGTGACCCTGAATGGAATTATGATTGCACTTACAGAATTAAGCCACAGCCTAAACAGCCACAATATTTATATGCTTATAAAAAAAGAAATAATGAAGTTGAACTAGATGTTAATTTTATTAAAAAAGATGATTTAAATGATGACTATCAATATGTAGGCAAAATTAAATTAGAGGTGGATGATGACTAATTCACAAGGTACAGAAGTAAAAAATTTAACTAAACTAAAGGAACTAAAATGAATTTATTAGCAGCAACAGGTCGCTTAGGACAAGATGCAAAATTAAGTTACACGGCAAACCAAGATGCAATCTGCAACTTTTCGCTGTCATTGACTGCCGGTTATGGCGATAAAGCCACGACCACATGGTTAAACTGTAATCTTTGGGGTAAACGTGCAGAAATACTTGCGCCAATGCTTCTAAAAGGCACACAAATAGGTGTTACAGGCGAGATTAGCCAAAGGCAATACAAAGGCAAGGATGGCACAGAGAAATCAAGCCTAGAGTGTCGTGTTGGTGACGTAACTTTGCTAGGTGGCAAATCAGAAGGTGGTGCAGCTAAACCAGCAGCAAAGGCTGACCCAATGGAAGAAGTAGAATCAGATATACCATTCTAGCATATAGGTCGTGTTATGAAACTCAAATGGCACGACCTTCTTTTAAAACCAATAAATTTATGGAGTTTACCTATGTCTAGCAACCCTGTAACTGGAGATAGTCTGGTAAGTAAGATTGGCAGCAAAGAACAAAAAGAAAAGTTTGATGAAGGATTTGACCGTATCTTTCGTAAGAAAGACCCAATATGTAATGTGTGTGGCAAGACTTTAAGCACTACGAAAGAATGTGCTTGGACTGGTTGCCAGCTTAACTGGGATGAAGACCGTATAGACAATATCTCCCAAAATGGGAACGATGGTCTGCACTACGATGACGTTTAACGTGAAGCGTTAAAAACATGACTAAAGCATTCTTTAAACGTGGCAAGCAAATAGCTAAATGGGCAGACAAACAAGGAGAAACTAATATGCCGTGCCAAGGTGACTGTAATCAAGGAAGGTCGTGCAACTGTGGGAGTAATAAAGCAGATAGAGCCGTAGTAATTGTAGTAACGTTACTACTTGTCGCTGTAGTTTCTATGGGATTTGGAGTTTATAAACTAATGCATGGAACTAAAGGACAAGATTGCGCTGTAAATGTAAAATTTAAAGACTCGTCTGCTACTTATATTGGAACTAGCGTATGACTAAAGACGAAGCATTAAAGATGCGAGCAGAGCAAGATGAGCAATGGGAAAAATTAGTTAATCGCAAATGGCAAGGATTAACGGATGAGGAGATACAAGCAATTCGCATAAAAACATTTGATGCAGTTGCAACAAATTATGAAACATACCGTGCTATTGAACAAGCATTAAAGGATAAGAATTCAGTTTAGTCGCTACTATATTGCAAAGTGGTTCAATAAAGTCGCATATATCACTTTTTTGCGTTTAATTCGTACGAGACAAAAAAGTTTGTGTTGAATAAATGGTTTAAAATTACACACAAGTCTACACTATTAGTTTAGTTTTGAACTAAAACCTGTTACTTATCGGCAACATAACTGACAGATTGTAAACCATAGGATACAGATATGAAAATAGAATTGATTGGCGATATAAAAGACCACCCAGATGGTAGCGGTATTGCGGAGCTGGACATAGACGAAGAAGGTAAGATGTACTTGATGCAACTAGGCTTTGAAGTTTTGCTTATGCGAGGCATTGAGGCAATGAAAGAAGAGTATGCTGATATACCGACCTTATAAACTGCCTAATGGTAAACCTAACTTTGATGGTCGCATGAGGCGATTTAAATCGTTTAGCAGTAAAAGTAGAGCATTAATTAATTACATTAAAAGAAGGCGAAAATGTACACGTTAGACTACATCTTGTGTTACAAAGAGGCTTTTATACTAGGTATTGTGGTGGGGTTAATTATATCTACATACTATTCTAAATATGTATATAATAAACAAAAACATAAGGATATGTATGGCAGACATAGATGACAGATTAGCCCAGTATGCT